TAAAAACAATTACCTAAATATTGTAAAAGCCTGGATGTATGTATTGATGGATGAGATATTCGGTGACGGAAATACTTGTTTGAATTGAAAATATTATATTGTAATGAATAATCGCAAAATAGTAAATAAAGTCATTGTAGGGTATTAATACAATAAAAAGCATACAATCGTTTACATGCCAGCATTCAAGCCCAAAACAACTAAAAAAATCATAGTTGATAAGAAAAGTACTATCACTTTAGACAGTAAACACAGCGAGTATCTAGAGGAGTTTGAGAAAGATATTGACATAGTAGAAGATTTACTTCAAGAAAAAAAGGATCTTAGGGACAAGTTGTATAAGCACCATGCACCTAAGAGTGGGAATAGATTGGAGCAACATCTTGAACGAAAAGACCGGTTGATTGAGGTAACGCGTGATGTAAAACGTTTACAAAAGAAGCGTGTTGATTATTTGTTAGATAACTCTAAGTACGTGTTCGGATATTTTGAGAATAAAAAGAATATTTCGGAGGGAGATTGTGAAAGTACAAACGTGTCTAAATTAAACAACTTCTTCAAAATTAAGAATGAAACCGAAGAAATCAATAAAACGGTTGAGAAAAAGAACACTAACCTTATTCACGAGTATCTATCTAACGTAGATAACGCGTTCCTTGATGTGGGAAAGTACGTATATCCAACTGATGTTTGTCAGAAATGTGTTAAGGGCGAACTTATCCCAATTGAAGACGAAGGTGTCATGATTTGTAATAAATGCCACTATAACGTTCGGTTCCTTGTCGAGAACGACAAACCCTCTTATAAAGAGCCGCCAAAGGAGGTATGTTTTTATGCGTATAAGAAGATAAATCATTTCAAGGAGATTTTATCCCAATTTCAAGGAAAAGAGACTACTCAAATACCGGTGCACGTCATTGACGATTTGCATATGCAGATTAAAAAGGAGCGAATCGACGTAACGGATTTAACATATTACAAATGCAAGGATTTGTTGAAGAAACTTGGGTATAATAAATATTATGAACACATCAATTTTATCAAGAATAAATTGGGTATCAAGCCCATCGTGATAAGCCAGGAATTGGAGGAAATTCTCTGCAACTTTTTCATGGAAATACAGTACCCATATGCGAAACATTGTCCTGATTACAGGGTTAATTTTTTACACTATTACTACGTGTTGTATAAGTTGTTCGAGTTACTTGAACAAAATACCTTCTTGGTTCATATTCCAATGTTGAAAGATCGCGAAAAGTTAATTGAGCAAGACACAATTTGGAAAAAGATTTGCAACGAGCTTGACTGGGAGTTTATTGCAACAATATAACGTTTATTCTGTCTGCCAGTTGAATTTAAATAATTGCCATCTAGATGACTAGATGGTAATAATTAGTTAGTATTATATTAAATAATTATAGCTAGTATTGGTGTTTGAATATTTACAGACCTCCGGGGAATCCGACAAGGTTTGCACCAATACCGAATCCGGCGCCTGAACGACTGGTAACTCCCATGGTGGGGATATATGTATCCAAAATGCTAAATGTTGCCGCAGCAGTAAGAGCGAGAAGTGCGATTTCTTCCATGTTAAGTGATCTCTTTGGTATAGCATATGCTGCAATAGCAACCATAATACCTTCCACTAGATACTTAATAACGCGTTTAATCAATTCAGCGACGTCAAACATACTGATTATACTAATTAAAGAGAAAAAATAAATACGGAATGAGTGCTTATTTGTATAAAATGTTTGTATAATAGGTTTTTCATTTATTCTTAAATAACCAGGAGGTAACTAACTTAAACACAACTATGTCCATACTGTATTATGAGTTCCAGAGAAATGCCCCGAAACACAAACGGACTTGAAAAAAAGACAAACCCCGGTGGTTCGAATAATGCTAAGTATGTCGATGTCCTCGACGAAGACAAGCCTGTTGCAAATCAAAAGTTTGTGTGTGTATCATTCCTTTCTCCAGAAAATACCCTAAAAAGAAAGGACTTGTTTTTCTTCACAAAGTTTCTAAATACCTACGAGTTTTCTAAAGGAATGGAGAAATATACTCAGTTTCTTAACTTCTTATCCTTTAAATATAACCTTTCTTCCGAAGAACTTCTGGAAGATTTCAAGGAATTTGCAAAGGACGAGATTGACACGTTGAAAAATGGCAGATTGGAAGACGACTACAAGAACTTCATGGACATGAATGAAGACAAACTACAGGAAGAGTTCAGTCGCGAATATAACTTCCAAACATCTGTTCGTGGGCTAAAAATTAGAGGAACATATCCAACTCAAGAAGAGGCAGAGTTGAGATGCAAGATGCTGCGTGAGATTGACCCCAACCACGACGTTTTTGTTGGACCAGTTGGGATGTGGATGCCATGGGAACCCGATGCATATAAGACAGGGCGTGTCGAGTATATCGAGGATGAGCTCAACCAGCTCATGCACGAGAAGAAGAAGAACCAGGAGGTTGCCAAAGCAGAGTTTGAGAAGAGGGTCAAGGATACGCGTCGGGTCGCGATTGAAGAAAACATCCGCAGCGCCACTGCTAATAATACTACATTGACGCAGGATATTGACGAGGACGGAAACCTTATTAATATTGGCAAGAACACTCAGGAATCTGCACTTTCTAAGAATGACGTGGTCTCTGTTGCAGATATTCGTTCGGAGTTGTTTGAAGGAGATAATATTGTCATGTCCACTGATACCGATAAGGGTCTTGGACAAGTGCTAAAGTCAATGGAAGCTGCGAAGAAGACTGAATAAGTTCAATTCCTCAATGTAAATCAATCAATCAATAAATCAATCAATAAATAATAACATATCTGTTAATTATTGATTCGCAATCAATAATTAATAGTAATAATGGCGGTTGGTTGACGCAAAGATAAATCACGCAATCTACATAAATATATTCGTTTATTAGTACTATACTGGTGCTATACATATAGTAACAAATTACCTGCCTGTGTATTACGTGATATTATGATGTCGTACTTTGTCCGTAAGCTGTATTCTACTATTACAGAATCCAGTAAGTATCATGCAGTGGAACATGTGACAACTCAATGCGTTCCAGTTCCAGGTCCGGTTCTCAAAAAGAAAGAAAAATCAGTATTTAATCGGAACATTTCTATATTTAGGCCAAATAGATGTTATTCGTCGTGTGTGTTTACCTTTTTACACATATATATATGGGCGCGTTATTATAGGAATACTCGAACTAAAAGGTAACTGATATTATTCAACGACATAACCTATCTACCACTTGGCTTTTTTCACGGTGATTGTTTGTCCTGGTCCCCGTTTTTTTGACTTGTTCGGGTCGAACTTTTCATCTTCATCGTCCGACCCCATGTTTTTCGACATCTCCCAGAACTCTTTTGCGCCCAGGCGAAAGTTGTTATGCGAGTCGGCCTTGTACCAGAAGACTTGATCTGTTAGTTTATTTGACTTTGAGTTGTTATTTATGACCAAACATTCGTAGTTTTCCGTGCATTGGTCCATTACTTGACAGAATGACTCGAATGTGGGAAACATACCAGCATAATTGTCGTAGATTCGTTTGCGATTGGCAATATATGGCTCTCTTAAAATAAACACAAAATCGATGTTGGTTCTTAATGTGGGTGGCACCCCTAGTGGATATTGCATCGTAATGATGAGCATAACTTTCCAGTGACGACCATTCATAAACAGTAATCGCATAAGCTTGTCGCGAGCCCATGTCGCGTCGTACAGGCAATCGTCTAGTATGACAAACGTTCGCGGGTCTATCGTCGATCGCTTTTTTGCCTCAATGTCTTTCTGTATCTGTTTCAACACTGTTTTTTGGCGAATGAGGAGCCTTTCAATAATTGATGATGAATACTCTGTATGGATAAACAGCTTGGGGACAAGTTGTCCATAAAACCCGTTACCTTCTTCAGTGCCAGCAACTACCACTCCCACTGGAACATCTTGATGATAAAATAGAAGGTCTTTGCACAAGAAACTCTTTCCTGTGTCACGACGTCCTATCAACACGCAAACTGGACCCTTAGACTCGTCTTGTTTAAAACTAATGGTTCGCATGTTAAACTTTTGTAGCTCAAGCGACATATTATATATTTGATGTTATATTGTTTATATATAGGTAAACACTCAATATCGGGTTATTCAAACGCGAAAATACTAAATGAGTTTAATCATTTAGATATTAATGTCTCTAGTTGATAATGAACAACAACAACAACTGTAATTTATCCTACACGAAACGGAAGAACGACCGACTGTTCGCCAGTCTCAAGAAGGACAATCTGATGGATATGGAGCACGTCCAGAACTATGTCCCTATTTACAATCGTTTTTTTAACCTTACTGAGACAAATTATGAGAATGTGGTTTTAGACACTTCCTATATTATTCACGACATTCTTCAGAAAAATCAAGACTGTCCAAATATCTATAAATGTGTATTGGAAAAGAATGTGAAACGTGCGAATCCGGCGGGGAATGAAACTACCAATCGCATCGAGACAATGAAGAGCGAGGTGTTTTGTAAGATAGCACCACTTATCGATCCATATAAGTTTATGATTGGCAAGCTGTTTGACAACCCTGATATATTCAACCTTCCTGTGATAGAGTCTTCCCCCAAAAAATCGAGTCATTCTACACTACTCGACGTGAATAACAGTGCATACGTGGATGGACTGTTTGTCTACCTTTCAAACATGTTAAACACTCGGTACGGTTTTGTACACGGTATTTTGTACTACGGGACGTATCTAGGAATAAAACGTAATTTCAAGGTGAATATTTACGACGATATCGAATATCTGGCAGGCTCCACCTTTTTTAATCGACACAAAAACGTCGATTTCCAGGTAGACGATTACTCTTATATTCTTAGTCAGTTGCAGGATGACGATATGTCTGCTAAAAAGCGACCACCTCTCAAGATTGACATCATTCCCGGTGTTGAAAAATTACAAGGAACAACTGGTAATGGCAATATTGACAGTGGACGCAAACGTTCTGTGTCAATTACATCTATAAAGAGTATCGATGATTCGATGTTTGCAGAGGTGTTTACAAATAACGACGTGCAAGAATCAACATCACACGATGTACCCATGGTTGAAATTAACTCAGTAACGCTTGAGGATTTGTCAAACTGTTCGCTTGAACTTACAGACTGTATCTCTTACGACATACAGTTTACATCGAACGGTCCCAAATCTCAGATGTCAAATTCTACGTGTTCTTCTCGAACTTCATGCACGTCTTTGTCTGATATAGACAATCATGATGCATCATGCAACGCAGACGGTTCCGAGGATGGAAATGAAAGCGATGGTTCGGATGAATGGACCGATGATGGTACGGAAGATAGCGCAGAAGAAGATATTTATGCGACGTTACCTCGTTTTCCAGTGGAGCTCGTTTTTATGGAAAAAATGGAATACACTCTGGACAAACTCATGGTTGAAAATGATGTCAGCGAAGATGAGTGGTACTCTATATTTATGCAAATCATCATGATTTTAATTACCTATCAAAAGGCTTTTTCATTTACACATAACGATCTTCATACAAACAACGTGATGTTTAGTGCGACGGACAAAAAATACCTTTATTACAGATACAACAATTGTCTGTATCGGGTTCCCACGCATGGCCGTATCGCAAAAATCATTGATTTTGGTAGAGCGATTTACAAGTACAACGGGTTAACCATGTGCAGTGATAGTTATAAACCAGGAAATGACGCATCGTCCCAGTACAATACTGAGCCGTATCTTAACGACGAGAAGCCCAGACTCGAGCCAAACATGAGTTTTGATTTGTGTCGACTTGGAACGTCAATGTATGATGAAATGGTCGAAGACCCGAAAGACATAGTTGATGACCCGATTGCAAAGTTGGTGAATGAGTGGTGTAAGGATGACAACGGTCGAAATATATTATACAAGAAAAACGGAGACGAGCGATATCCAGGATTTAAGTTATACAAAATGATTGCGCGTATTGTACACGCACATACCCCGGAAGCACAATTGTCTAGGCCGGCATTTCAAAAATATAAAATTAGTAACAAGGAACTCCCTCAAAAAATGCGAGGCAATGTCATGGACATCGACAAGATTCCATTATTGAGTTTGCCGCATTCTTAATATTTCGTTTATAGGAACTTCGCAAAGTCTCCTAATTACTTTTGATTTCTCTACATAGATAACTTGGTATTTACAAGTTATCTATTGATTGGCATGATGATATCCATTCCCATTCTTGAACAGTAATTTTCAAATCTATTTTTTTATACTGATAACATATACGACCTACCATACAAAAATATGAAATCAGTAAAGTTTCCGGTAAGATATTTACCGAAAGTTTTAACGAAACGTGATAGAGATGCACAGGTTAAAATGTTACTCAAGTCAAAAAAACTATATCGACAACATAAATATTATACTCGTAAACGAGTCCCGTCGTATAAAAATAAGAAATCTAATCACATTGCAAATGCTATTAGAATCTACAATATACAAAATATGACACCAAACACTGAGTTGGCACGTAAAACTGGTTGTAAGTTGTCGGCATTACAAAAAATTGTTAATAAGGGGGAAGGCGCATACTATTCATCTGGGTCGAGACCGAATCAAACCCCCAAATCATGGGGATTAGCACGATTAGCAAGTTCAATAACAGCCGGAAAATCGGCAGCAGTTGATTATGACATAATAAAAAAAGGCTGTAATCATAAAAAAAAAGCTTTTATTCTAGCAAATAAATCTAGGAAAAAATATAAATATGGGAACACGAAAACAAGAAAGCTGGCAATTACAATCTCATAGAGAACGGGTTAGGATTAAAATCCAGGGCTATCCGTAAATACCTTGGGTGCCCCACTGCTCAATGAACCGTCCGTCACTGAGCTGATCCCATTTGAAATGTTTTCAAGGTCGAGATGTTCATATACAAACGACCCCGCCATAATACTCACGAACATAATGGCAGTTGTTCTAAAGAGGTTCCGATTGTCAATCTCTTGCTTCTTTATAACCTTGCGGTCAATATAGTGGATAATGACATAAATGATACACGAACACGCCGCTAATACGATGGTATTCATTTATTCTATCTGAGTATATAAGTTTCTGTAATATAACGCGATTATGGAATTATGACAGGATTTCTATGTCCATAAGAGAGTGAGTGTCCAGTGATAAAGACGGCATATCGATATCGTGTACGTCCAGCTGGTCCAGACTGACAGAATCTCCGAATATCCGGATCTTGTCGTCGTCATCATTCGACGTATCTTGCTCATCCTGCTTCCGAGTTTCGTTTCTAATTTTGCTTATCTCCTCAAGTCGGTCCACATCTTTTGGTGCACTGACCGTATACTCGTTTTTATTCGTATCCATGACGGTATCTACATTGTTAAATGAAAGCGCTGTCCCTAATTTTTTTATAACCGGGGATAATTCGTCTTTTTCTGTATGTACCTCAAGCTTAATGTTCTCGCTTATCGATGTTGACTTGTCGCCACCGGATTGTAGTTTATTGGCGACGGTCGCATCTACATCCGATTGCTTGGTTGTAGGTAGTTCTTCTTCAGGGGGAGTGATATCTTCCTCTTTGATTTCTTCGTGAATATCATCTTCAGTTGACTCGTCTAGATAGCATTTAAGAATGGTTTGCACAGGAATGCTTTCACGAACGGCATTTAAAATACACTCTTGTGTGATTGTTTCGAGTTCACGATTATTTTTTTGTTTCTGAAGAGGCGGTACGTTGATATCGAAAAGATAAACGTTTTTGTAAAATTGACGGGCGGTGTTTATGTATGCCTTGTGGATAAACTCGTTAATACCCATAATGTCAATATCCACCTTCTTTGCCTTCTGTCCTACCCTTACAGATGTCAGTATTTTCAGCTGAATGACGTGCACACATGTAATCAAATCTTCTAAATACTGACACCCACTCTTTTCGATAATTCTCTTTGTTTCTGTATCGACAATTTCGTTGCTCCACTTTGGAATACGGGAAATAAAGTTCTGAAACGTCATGAGATATTTCTCCATCTCGTCATTGGTTTTACATAGATTGATGGATTCTTGCATAATAGAATAAAACCCCTCAATTATGTGGGGCGATAAAATAGTGATGAGGCGCGCGCCCCACTCATTTTTAGACTCGTGTAGACCGCTGGGTGTAAAATCATCCATTTACATAACTAACATATTTTCTAAATCATCATTTGAACACAAAAGAAACATATTAATGAGAAAGAACATGGCCATATTTTCGTTTCGATAGTCTTTTCTGGCTTGACTAAAATGAAAAAGGACTTGATAATGGTGATATATATTTATTTTAAACGGATTCTTACACTGAAAATACTCAATGACGTCAAGTGCGCTAAATCCTTTGGAGTATAGTGACTCGACGCAACATTGTATAGAGATCATCGACATATCATCTTTTAGTTTATTTAAAATACGTTTCACTGCGGTGCTATTATTATTTTCACGTTCCGCATGATTTGTCGTTTGGCGAATATTGTATTTGTATAGATTTACTCCTACCCCATTTATAACCGGGGATGGCACATAAATTTCACAAAATCTTGATATAATGGGTCGCAGTAACTTGTATTTATTTTCAACTACAATAAAGAATCGGGTTGTGTGACTAAATACCTCGATACATCGTCTTAACGCTGACTGAGCATCAATTGTCAGCTTATCTGCGTTTGTCAATATAATACTTTTAAACAAGTTTCCACCTAGCGTATTGATATGAGTCTTTGCAAAATGTTTTAGGTCTTCGCGGATAAACTTTATACCCTTTCCCTGTGCACAGTTTACGTATAAGACATAGTCCTTCATTGCGGATTTGTTGTTATTGTATATAAGCTCAATGAACTTTGTCAGAAGCGTTCGTTTTCCACACCCAGCTGCCCCGTGAAAGATAATATTTGGAATGCTTCGGTTATGTATAAATGTTTCCAGTCTGGCGATTATATCTCTTGGGGGTTCTATTCTAGTAATTGTCTCCATCTACCTGTATATGTTGTGACTTGGGTTTAGGTGTATTATTACTTATTGTTGTATTGTAATGTCTATATTGATTACAATACATCATATATCTCAAATTTATCCGCGAGAAACATATGTATACTCTTATGCTTCTTCGCCTTGTTTCACTTCTTCACCTTCGCTCTCTGCAACAACTTTTTCGGGAACTGTTACTTTTTCCACATTCTCTTTTTCCTCCTCTTCTTCATCATTGACCTTTTCTGACACAACTACTGGAACAGCTTGTTCGCTGGAACCAGTTAACCAACTAAACCAACCTCCTCCGGACATCTGGCGACGTGCAGTTATTTTATTGCCGTTCTTCTTCTTCTTCTTCTTGTCATTGGGATGTCGTCGAGCAGTTTGCTTCTTTCCACCAAGTTGTTTTTTGCGGGTACCAATCACCTTCTTCATAGATTTACCAGATTTACTGGATTTTCGTCCAGATTTACTGGATTTTCGTCCAGTTCGAGTTCGCACCTTGCGCGTCTTTCGTCCACCAGATGCGTCTCCTACAGATGTTTGCCAGTTTTGAAACGTTGGGGGTGCGCCGATATTTGTGCGACGGAAAGTAGATTGTGAACGGGCGCGCGGCAACATAGGAGAACGAGTTTGTATCACACTTGCCATATCAGTTGAACCATGTGCGTCGTCGAACGAGAACTCGCCTATATCAGCTAACTTTTTGGACCGAGTAGCATTGATACCAGTGGTTCTGTTTCTTAATGAATCATTCACCATTGCGCAAAATATATGAGAACTATCTATATATTAAGTAAAGACAATTGTGCGCAATTGCTTTAAAATATTTAAATTAGACCAAACATAACTGTGTGATATTGCATTGTATGGGTGACAAGAGACTATACGAAACGTATAGAAATATGACGGGGTAATTATTAACTATCCCGTCATAATGGATACTGACGCGAGTCAATGCGTATTTGACAATACGCGGGTCAAAAGTGATGACTCTACACAGTCTGTAGTTTAGACTCATACATTATTATCGCCGCACTCAATCTGTGCTGGCTTGTCATCACATAGTAATGGATAAAAAAAATGTGTCGTATGCACATATTCGACACTGTATCGCACGTAGCCAACGAATAATCGAAATAATACCCAGTTGACAGCTGAGAGTAATTCACCTAAATAATCGCGCATATTAATTGACAGATATAAAATTATATGTGTGTGTGTGTGTGTTTGAATATCATAGTACATACGTTATACGATAAAACTATACAATCCTAATCATAATAATAATCACATATCACACATTTAACTAACGTAGTCCAGTTGAAGATAGAGGCTGTGTATATGGATTTGATTTGAACGCGTTGAGAAGGTCAGGTGACATTCTCTCAATATTAATATCCTGTTGCATTTTTGGTGACTCATTAACCTTACCATAAAACTCCTTTGACATAGCTTTTTGCGGCATATTAGACGGCGCCCACATACGGTTGTTATTTCTATCGTTGTCTCTCCTTGCAGTGTTTACATGCATGTTCGAGTTCAACAAGCTCATGCTACCACCAGATGTGCGTCCTTCAAGAGTGTTCTCCTTTGTCTCATTATTTGTCTGATTATAGTTCGCCATGTAGCTGGTCTGTCCAAATCGAGTAGATGCCCCGTTAGCATTTCCAGTAAATGGCATAGTTGTGGTGTCGCGCTGGTTTGGTAGGGGTTGATGTTGTGTAACGAGATATGCATCGGAACTTTGGTTTTGAATGAAAGTGTTTGGCGCGTACAGTGTGGTTTCTTTTACTGTAGTAGATACAACATCGTTTGGGTTAACGGTCTGTTCTCTTCCAACAGTCGTCCCGGCGTTTCCATACACACGCATGTTGTTGACAGTCTCTTGTTTCTTGGTGGGATTCAACATTTGCGTGATGGGGGCAATAACCGCACCAATTGCACTTGAGAACTTCGAACCATACGACGGTTCGTCCTTGTTGTTGTTCATTGAACTATTATTCAAGTCGCGGTTATTTGTATAGTGCTGGTAGCTTTTTGTGATAGCCTGCGAGTTTATGCCTGCATCCGGTCCGCGCAAGTTCGTGATAGGAGTGGTATTGGAACCTTGTTTCTGAGAGGGAACATAAGTACGATGCATATAGATTGCACCCTTACCGATGGACCCAGCAACACCTGTATACGCCTCTGTCTGCATACGCGCCGTGTCATGAACTTCTTGCTGTGCTCTAGAAGTTTGTGCCTTGATTCCGCTTGTGGTTTTTAGCCATCTATCTTGGGATTGTTCAAAAAAAGTATCTGGTTTATGCTGTTCCATTTTTCCCATCAGCCCAACATTTTTAACATACGATGCTGCCGGACCCTGATGATTATCTAGTGAGTATTCCATCTTAGGGTTTGTCGCAACACGCAGTTCATCTACAGACTTTGGCATATATGTTTCGCGTGCGTCCATCCCTGAATTAAATCCACCTAAACCCTGGGAGCTGTATCCTGCATTTAGGCCCGGCGCCACCTGTTCGCTCTCAAACGGTTTTATATTATTGAACTTTTGACTGGGGGTTACACGCGACTGATAAAAATCACTCATATTTGGTTGTCCGTGTGCCAAATGGACATTATCTTGCGGTTTGAATAGGGGCGCCTGCTCCTGTTTTTTGATATACTGTGAACCTCCGCCAGCCATCTTATCAAGAATGGCGTCGCTGCGTGTTCCCTCCATTGTTTGTTGCGTGGTTTTTCCGCCATAAAAAGGTGTCATGTTATTGTGAGAAAACGTGGTTTCATCTACATAGGCGCCAGTCAACGAATGAACTTGGTTGATAGAGTTGCCAACATTTTTTCCACGGCTTTCATTTTGATAATAATTATTCTGGTCGAAATACTTCGCAGTTGCATTATTTGGACTATTGTATGGGGCGTAATTAGTTCCTTCTGCAGCAGTATTTTTCTTTGCATTATTGTTGGCTGGATATTCGTTTGGATGCAACTGTTGCATGTTTGAAAATCCATCCATTGTATTTTCTTGACGCCTAGATTGGGTTCTATTTGCATTTTTGGTGAGGGATGACTTGTCTGACATAGATAATGCAAGGCCTCCAATTGCAAAAATCGGTATAAGTACTTCCATATGAGGTGGTATATATATATACTAAATAAGTATTATTAAATTTTATATAATTACTTATTTAGTGTGCCATATTATTAGTGCGTCTCGTCGACACCGCGTATTTGATGTGTATATAATAACCAGTAAACAATGACTATTCTGAACTATCTATTTTGTAAAATAATTGGGTAATAGGTCGCTTGATTGTAGTGGGCTCAGTAAAAGACTTTTGGGGTTGAACGTATCCTTTTCTAAAATACGAGTGCTAACATTGTGTTGAAACCCTCGTGTGACGTTTTCTTGTGGGTCAAGCAAAGGTTCATAGTCTGTTTGTCTTGCTTCTGCGTCACGTATTTCCCAAGCGGGAGCAATAACTCGAGACTGTTCTATGTACATGCAAGAGTTAGTGGGGTACTGAATAGGTTGGGAATTTGTGTCAAAATTAGTGTACTCTGCGACACCAAGACAGTCTCTCGTTAATGGGCGAATCCCCTTCAGACTGCTCTCCAAGTCCACACTATTTGTCATATAGTTTGCGCCCCATTTTTGAAGACGAAAGTGTGGGTCTTCTAAGTAGGCTGGTTGTGTCCCAGTCCCTGGAGCATTTATCATGTATCCACAAGCAAACGTAGAATATCGAACTTGTTCTTCTACTCTGGCGGTATCATCTCTAAATCTAGTGGATGCCATATTGCCTGTCTTGTATTTGATTTGTGGTAGTGATATAGCATATGAGTATATTTTTTTATGATGGACGAAATAATGTCTATTATAAAATATATTGATGCATGGATTCTAATATTTTTAATTATATATCTATTTGAAGAATATCATGTTGTGCATTTGAACGCTATTTTTTATGAGCTAGGAAGGGGTGCAAGACAAAGACGGATTTCGCCTAAACTAGCAACATTATATTTAACTACGAGTGGCAGGTCGTTCTCTAGATACAGCTCAATCTGTGCACACAGATTTGTGCACTTGATGAAATATCCAAGGTTCTTGAGTGAAAACTCTCCCTGGATAATTTTGGAAGAGTCTTGCTTGAGAATAAAGTCCATGCTGCCATCCGACTCAGCACGATGAATCTCTGCGGATGCAAATTGGCCGCTGCACTTAAAGATAAGTTCGTTGCCAACCGACTTAATCTCTAGCTTGTCTGAAATCACCGAAAGGTCGCGGATAATTTTCTGGAAGTCGGTGGACGGTAAGTTGATAATAGACGAGAACTTCACATCGGGATATCCAAGTTCTTCTGATTCGGGCTCAATTAATCGCAGCTTCTGAGTCTTGCACTGTTTGATTTCTCCATTCTCAAACTTTAGTGCTAGATGTGAGACAACACCATCCGCATAGTCATCTTTTTCGATGTAGATTGTCAGCGTATCGTCATTGTCAATCGAGTTGATGAGCTTAAAAAGTTGAAACATATTCACGCCAATCACAATCTTCTCTGGCTTGCATTCGTAAAACTCAAAGTTCTCCGCTTTTAGATGCATGTGGGCAAGGACTGTGTGACTCTTGTCCATGTTGATAATACGAATTCCATCAGATTGAAACGTGATATTTGTTTCAAGTAAAATATCTTTCAGCGCGGTCATAAGAGTTCTAAACGGAGATATCTGAACCGTCTTGATAGTCAATACATTGTTGGAGTTGTCCATTGTAAATATTAATACCTAAATAAGACACAAATCTTTAAGTGATTATAGATACATTCTATTTTGATTTGAACGCACTAAAATAAAAAA